TTTAAAATTGCTTGATACTGATCGATAGACAATTCTAAGTGTGTAGGTCTTCCAAAAAGATATGTCGTAGCAGCAGAAAAACTTGGGGTACCGGTTTGTGATCCAGTTGCAATTACAGGAGCCGCTGGGTAAACTAATGCACTATATTTCCATTCAGCGAATCCCTCACCTTTAGCAACACCATAAGGTAGTCTAGAAACCTTTAACTGTACTGGAGATTGTAATACGGCTTTAACCGTATGATAAAAATATCTTTCTGCAGCATTAGATGGTGTACCATATATTTGTTCAAATTCGCTTATACTAGTTGGTTGCAACACTTCATCTACCGGGCCTTGGTTTGCAAAACCAGTAATGAATACACTAGTACCTTGATTAACTACTGGTCTAAGTGTTAGGTCAACTTCTCTAATTTCAACCCCAGGGCTTTGTATTGTTCTTGCCATATTAGATTAAACCTCCAAAGGAAACTTTTTGACTCATATCATTTATATTTATATGTTTTGTTGCTAACTTTTACAAAATTTCGGTTCTTTTTTATAAAAGTGTCATCTTTAATTGGTGATATGCAAACTGGAAGCCACATTCCATTTCATTAGGGTCTCTATCATTGTAATTAACACCCTCTAAACCTATAGGAAAAGCACGGATATAGTCAAATTTAACAGTTTTTTTATTGTATTCGTCTAAGCCATATATAGTAATATCTGTCATATATTCTGGTGTATTTGAATCTATATTAGGGTTTTTAGGGTCAAATATACCTGTAGTAGAATTATTAAAAATATCTAACCATTTGTATAAAACCCAGTAGTTATTAAATTGATTGTCTACTGTAAAGCTCACCTTTAGGGTTGGAAAATCAGGCCTGGCATAAGAAGTAACTTTTAGGGTTTGGCCTGAATATGGTAGTAGAACTGGCGGGACTTCGATGGGCGGTGCTATAGCACCCCAAATACTAAACTGTAATGTGTTAAAATTTACAACAGAATTTCTTCTGGCTATCTCTGCAACTTTATCTTTTAAGATTGTAGGGATAGTCAATACTAAGATAAATTTATCTCTGCGCTGCTTATTAAAAGGGCTTTGAAAAATTGGAGTTTGATTTACAGTGGTCGCCACGGGTTATTTATTCCTGGGTTAGGGTCACTAGGGAAATACCAACCTTGATTTTTTAATTCGTCTAACTCTGAATCTATAGGGGCCTTATCATCCATTACTGCAGGGAGTACACTATTGTCGCTATTTTCTAATTTTTCGTTGGAATAAATGCTAAAAGGACTTATTACACCTTTAATGCCATAGTCTAGACTTTTTATTACTTGTGGTCTATCACAAGCGTCTAAGGAAACAACATCAAAATACCTAACACAAATTTCATTTTCAAGAGCCATCAAAGCCCATATGAGCGACATAACACGATCATCCCAACTGTCAGAACCAGGCCTAGCTCCCCAAGTATTGTTTGGAAATCTAATAAAACTTTTTAATTCTTTAAGGGTGTTTATATCTCTAAGCTTTACAGCTTTTAATTCATTAACCCAATAACGCATATTCATTACCCCTCTATACTTGGTGTTTGTATGGGAGTAAATTCCTAATCGCTTTACTTTTTGAATATTATTATCCCCTGCCTTTGCACCCCAAGATACAATATTCTCATATCTATGGGTAAATTTTAACTGCTCTACAACTTGAGCACCACAACTATTTCTTTCTATTAGTACCGGTGGTCTTCCCCATTGGTTTAAAATTTCTAACAATTTTGCTGTAAAAGAAAAAGGAATCGTATCTCTTGTATGATATATAGCTACTTGCTCAATTGAAGTTAAATCCGTAACATCTAGAATTTGAATTACACTAGCCGCTTCCCCAACACCTTCACTAATATCTACACCAACTACATATAGTTTATCCTCCTTAGGTTCTTCCCAAACTAGATATCTACCCTCATCAAAAATAAATTCTGGCTCTCTTATTTCCCTGTGCAAAATATTAAACAACACCTCGTCAACAGAACTCTCACCACCGTGTAAGAATTCATTTCCAAATTCTTGAGAAAATGCCTCTTGGCTGCCTAGGGTTTTTATTGTATCGTTTTTCCACTTTTCATCTCTACCAGGTATTTCCCACCAATCTATTCTCTCAGCTTTCCAGTTATTATCTCCAGATTGCGCACCAGCATAAAGATTATAAAATAAATTATCTGTTCCATTTGGCGTACTTGCAATAAAAATTTTAGATTTTTTCGAACTAGAAATAATGGGATATACTGATTCCCAAAACTTCTCTACAATATGATTATCAATAAAGGCCAACTCATCAAGAATCAAACAATTACAGCTGTCTCCTCTACCAGCGTCACTACTTGTTGTGCTGATACCTATACTACTACCATTGGTAAGAGTCATACTAGTTTGACCGTACTCAACCACGCCTGGTTTTAAAAAATTTGGAAGCATCTCATAAGCCATACGAACACGTTTAAAAATATTTTTTGCTGTTTGCTCTTTATTAGCAACTATCAATATTCTTTGATCTTCATTAAAACACGCATTCCATAGACAATAAATTGTCATGAGAGTTGTTTTTCCAATCTGTCTTGATGCAAGTAAAATAACAAATCTTCCATCCCTAAGACTTCTTAAAACTCTTTTTTGACAAGAATAGAGTTTAATCTTTTCCTTACCTCTATCTAAATTAATAATATAGAAATAATTTTCAGCAAAATGTAGTAAATTTTTCTTACATTTTTTTAATTCATTTATCATTTCCGCGGTATACTCATGCTTTGTATTCACGGTTGGAAGACGTTCGTTTCCTAGATAATATTTTTCTTTTTTCTCCATTTCTAATATTTAGAGGTATAAATAGATATATGACAAGAATAAAAAGTATTAGCGATATTGGCCTAGTGTATGAGCAAATGCGTGAAGCGGCTAATGCAAAAACTAAAGAAAACATAGAAGTGGTTGAAGAGAAAGCAGTTAAGAAATTAGAATCATTCCCAAAAGCTATAGATAAAAAGGTAAATCTGTCCAAAATTATGGCCAAAGGCACAGATAAAAACGCTTTCGTACACAAAGATTCTGGCCCTGAAGCTGCTAAAGGGGTAGCTGGTAATGTTATAGATCCAGAGACTACAAAAAAGAATAATTTCTTTGAGCCAGAAAAATTTTCTGATAATTGTGGAAAATTAAAGAAAGAGAGTATAAATAATAGTATGAAGTCAATTTTTGATAAACTTTATGAAGACGTAATGGGTGGTGATAAGCTTGATATTGGATTGCAAGCTGGTCCAGAAGGTGAAGCCGCTGATGCAAAAGATCTTGATCTTAGCACAGGCGAGGACACAGTAACAATAAAGCTCGATAAAGAGCTGGCGCAAAAGTTACATGACGCTCTAGTTGAAGTTTTGGGTGGTGAAGAAGATAACGGCGGTGAAGAAGATCTCGGCAGTGAGACAGCTCCCTTAGAAGATAAGGAAGAAGCTGAAGAGAAAAAAGACGAAGCCGAAGAAGCCGAAGAAAAGAAAGAAGATGATAAGAAAGATAAGAAAGAGGTCGCCGGTGAAGGTACAGACATTAAAGAAGTTTCTCCTAGTGCCGGTCAGTCCTTAGTAGGCCACGGTACAAAAAACGCTGGCAAAGTCCCCACAGTTGGTAATGTACGCCCTAAGGGTGGTAACAAAGCCAGCGGTGATGTTGGCGGTGTTGTAGATGGTAAAGGTAAGACTTTACCCCCTGCTGGTGGTCACAGTTTGACAAAGCCCGGTAGCTGGAATGTTAATGCTACTGGTTATAAAGTTGGCGATCTTTTTAAATAATTTAAAAGTAGCTTAAATAGAGAAGCCGTCAGTAATGACGGCTTTTTTATTATAAATAACATTGTGAGTCTCTTCGAAAAAGTATTTGTAGCGCTTCTCGAAAAAGAATTAATAAATTCGGCCGCTACATGGAATAGTGGTATTATGCCAATTCACTATACACCTCCGCCTAAAGTATTTAAACCTATAAACCCTAACAATCCAAAAGAAAGACATAGAAAGGTTATAAAAGATCCTCTATTTAGAAAACACGCTCAAACTGTGCCAGATATGCACAAAACAGACCCCACAGCTATAAATGCTGTTTCAAACCCTAGAGGTCAAAAATTATCTGAAGATGAACTAAAGCAAATTTGTAGTAAATATGGCATATCTAGACTAAATGCTCACGCATCAAAAAAATTAGGTAATACGGGAAAAATACTTCGATTTGATCCCAACATACAAGGGTATGTAATACAATGAGCGTAGACAAGTACACGGGGGTAAATTGTATACGCAAGTACCCTCTACAATACACTACTAGCACTTTAAGATTTACTGAAAAAGAAAATAATAACTGTGAACGGCAGCTCTATAGCAATTATTGGAGAGAACAAATAGATCTTTACGGTCAAAAAGTTTTATACTATCGTAATACATACAATACTTTAAGCGCCGATAATGTCTATGGCGAAATGCCGCTAGCAAAATTTGAAGAACCAAAATCGTTCATAATGTCAATACGTCTTTCTGAAAATGCGTTAGTTTTGAGTAAATTTGGATATCAAAGCGATGACCAAGTTACCGCATATTTACACATTAGCTCTTTTTACGCTGCGTACCCACCAGATGCAGAACCAAAATCAGGAGATGTATTTAAATTAGTAGAATACGGTAGCGATAGGCCTGGTGAAAGAGATGGTAAAATGTTTGAGGTCACGGAGCGGGTAGATGAAGATAATTCTCAGATTAATCCATTGATGGGACATTATGTGTGGATGTTAAAAGCTAAGAGATTTGATTACTCGTTTGAACCTAATATTAGATTTGAAAAGGGTAGTAACCAGGTTCAAGATACACCCCTTTACGGTACCTTAAGCGCCAACTTTACTACTTTGCCTGGCTCATTGGTAGAAAGAACAAGTAGTTATCCCGGTGATGCAAACAGTTTAAGTAAGAGCCAAGTGTTTAATATGGATGTAAACGAAACACTAGAATACGGCGGATACTATTAAGTATCTATTTCCATTACTGTAGCAGGATCAATATCTTCTTCCTCAACTTCTACGTCTGTATCTACAAACTTAGGTATAGAAGTTAGAATAATATCTCTCTTAAACTCTTCTCTGTCGATATCTAAAACCATAGTTTCCATTCTTTGCTCTATGTATTTTTGAAATGCTAGCGGTTTAACCCAAAAGTCATCTGTAATCATATCAGTCTTTAATTCAGCCGCCTTACGTTCAACTAAATCTATAGCTTCAATTAAACATAACCACCTAGCATATTCTTCTTTTTTAAGTTGAAACGTCTTATTCTTCCCTTCAATGTTAATAAATTCAGTGTTATTCATTAACAAAGTATATTAGAAATATTAATGAACGTCAAGAGAATTAACGCAATTTTCCTAAAATAAAACCGACAATAGAGCAATAAAACGTTGTAACGTCAAAACCAGACCCCGTTTTATTTAGTAATCTAAATGAGCCTCTCAAAACGTCAAAAACTTCCTTAACAATTAAACTTTTTTCTGATGATGTTTTGTCTTTATCATTTTCTTTAAGTTGTAATTTGAGTGATGTTTCTAATGTATCAAAAAAAGACTCTATTAAGTCTGCGGTTGTTTTATTAATTCCGGTTGAGCTAGCCAATGCGTTTTTGTATATCTTATAGGGTATTTGACCCTTAGAAAAAAAGAAGTCATTCGCCTCATCTCTAATTTTAGAAAGACCTAGCGGTGTTTCAACACCAGATACCGGCATAATTTGACTAGAACTTACTTCAACGTAATTCATCGTTATCTGCTTTTGTTGTTAGTTGTTGCTGTAAAATTATCTGTGGGTCCGTCGCAACCGGTATAGTTGCTATAGCTGTTTTTAGATTTACATGTATGTTAACTTGTTTTTTACACCCAGGGCAAACATAATCATTTGCCTCATTTAATACAATAGGGACAAATGTTTGTACTGCCCGATCACAAGGACATGTAACAACAGCGCCCTGTTTGCTAAGCTCAGCCTCTCTTGCAATAATTAGCCTTTCAGTTTCAATAGCTAATTTTTTATCCATTATGTCGCGGTAGAAATAAAATCCAATAAACTGTAATGCTACGAAAAAAGCTAACCCGCTAAAAAAATTTATACCTAAAAATGTTAGCGGCCATGACAAAATAGACCCTACTACAATAGTTAGAAGAACACTAGTTAATAACCTTAACCCCATTATATTAATATAGATTATCGCTCTTTGTTTTCAACTATTTGATTTAATTCGTCCGTGCAGGATACTATAATATTTTGAATTTCGGCTATTTTTTCATTTAGCTTTCTTATAGCTCTTATACTGTCTTCATTCTCCTTAATAATAGGGTAAGAAATACTATCCGCCATTAGCCGTCTCATATCTGCACACTTTACAAACAAATCTCCCAAAGCGTTTACAGCGCTGTTCAACGGGTACGGTAATTCCCTAACTGGCTCTTTAGTATTTCTATATCTGTTAACAATATCTGCAACTGTAACTACTTCTGGTTGTAAATCTCTTTTTGCTATACCGCTAACCCATTGATTATAAAGCTTCATCGAATCTTCATTCAAAACACTTGGACGTTTATTCACAAGTATATTTATTAATAGTCCCTGAATAAATAAATAATATATGAGTTTATTTGCAAATCATTTTTTAAGTATTTTGGAAGCTGATGAAATAGATGTAAACGCTCCAGATACAGGTGCGGCTGAACAACAGGCAATGAAGCAGCAATTAGACCCAACAACAGATCCAAAAGCATTAAATGCAGATGTACCGCCAGATATAGAGGCGGCTAAAGGTGCCCATACAGCAGTACAAAAGAAAGCACTAACAGAATGGATAGCAAAAATTAATGAATTTATTAATTTCCTAAATGGCGTAGAGGGTAATAGCGTACAATCCCAACTAGCT